CGACCCGCACCCGTGCCAAATCCATTGATCGCGAGGGCTTGGAGCAGTCCGCGCTTATGAAGGAAATCAGCCTTCGCTATCCGGCAGTTGCCGAACTGATCTTCCATGTCCCGAATGGTGGCCGCCGTCACAAGCTGGTCGCGATGAAGCTGAAAGAGCAGGGCGTTAAGGCGGGCGTTCCAGATCTGGTGCTGCCGATGGCTCGCGGCGGCTTCTTCGGCTTGTACATCGAGTTCAAGGCCACCGCGCCGAATGACGCAGCAGTCTCTGCCAGCCAGCACGCTTGGATCCGCAAGCTGAGCGACCAAGGCTATCTGGCAATTGTTTGCCGTGGTCACTTCGATGCAATGGAGCAGATCCGGGCGTACCTCAGACTTCCTCAAACTACGGCGGCTGCATGACCCAGACTCTGCTTACGTCATTCTCAGACGCCGAAATTCGTCGTCAGGCGACAAACACCCATATCCGTGACATGCGCGATGCTCGCTACCCCGGTGTGTATTTCCGCTTTCATCAGAATCGTGAGCGCGGAACGTGGCACCTGGTGAGCGGCGGTAAGTGGGAAAAAATCGCAGGCTTCCCTGAGCTGCCGGTCAAGGGCCTGATCAACGCGTTGCCGAAGATTCGCGAACGGCTGGCGGCTGACCCTAAAGCGTCTGCTGCTGCCGGTACCCTGGAGACCGTTGGCCAGCTGCTGAACTGGTTCATGACCCGCCAATCGACTGAGCGCAGCCTCTCGGCAAAACGTCGGGCCACCAATACATCGATCATCACATGCCACCTCAAGCCGCGCCTGTCTGAACTGCTGATTGATGATGTTGATCGTTCAGCCTTGGACAAGCTGGTGATGTGGCCGATGCAGGCTGAAATGTCGCTGTCCTACGTCCGGTTGATGTGGGGCGTGCTGGTCGTCGCGTTTCGACAGGCCGAGAAGCTGCGCCTGATCGCCAAGAACCCCATCGCCGGGTTCAAGTTCACCGACTTCACCAAGGCACGCATCCTGCCCAAGCCATCCCGTCTGCGCGCGGTCCAGTTGGAAGAGGTGATCGCCGAGCTGGCTGCCGACTTCGACCGGAGCCCGCAGGACTCCATGCTGGCCCTGATGATGCTCTGTCACGGCACTCGCGCCGGAGAGACGAGGCAGGCCCGCTGGGTAAACCTGACTCTGGGCGAGCAGGGCGAGTGGTTCATTCCTGCTGAGAACACCAAAACCCGTTGCGAGCATCGACTGCCACTTACCCACCAGGTGTGTGCGCTGCTGGAGCGGTACCGGGAATGGCAGTCATCGAAGGGCTACAAGGGTGCCTATATGTTCCCGGCTCGCAACCGTGGGCCGATCAGCGATAGCCAGGCGTGTGCCGTATTCGCTCGCTTGGGTAAAGGTGAGTGGACCAGTCACGACCTGCGCAAGGTGGCCCGCACTGGCTGGACGGACCTCGGTGTCGACTTCCTCATCGGCGAGATGCTGGTGAACCACACGATGACCCGGAACGTGCAGACGTACATCCATACCTCGGCGGAGTTGTTGAAGCGCGAGGCGTTGAACAAGTGGCATGAGTGGCTAGACGGGAAGGGCTTCGCCCTGATTCACCGCTCGACCATGGCTAGAAACGTAAATTCGCAGAATGCCGCCGAAGCCATGATTGGCGCGGCCTCTAGCCAATCCACGAATCCATAAAAGGCGAGGTTTAAAAACGATGAAAACAGGTAGAAGCGTCATGCTCATCACTGCTCTGGCTGTCGCCCACACTGGCGTTTCATTGGCCGCGCTGGGTGCCGGTAATGCGGCTCATGGCTGGAGTGTTGCCCGCTCGACAGGGCAGAGCTCGCGTCCATGGCTGCGCAAAAAGAAAGGCCGAGGTGCGCAATGAAGAAGAGTCACGGCCCTGCATTCCGAAAGGAACTGATCCCTCTCGCTGTGTGCCCTTCCTGCAAGGGGAAGGCTGTGATCAAGGGACTTTTCCATCACCTTGACTGCCTGGACTGCAATGCTTCCGGGTGGGTGCGCGAGGACAACGGCCAAGCGCTCGATCTGCAAGATCTGGTCACTCAGCTGAGCTTCAACTTGAGCCGCGCTTACGAGCAGCTCGCCCGTCCCTGCGAGGGCAAGCGCATTCAGCCGGTAGGGCTCATGAATTACTACAGTCAAAACAACCGTCGCGGTGCCGGCGGATCGAATTACACAGGGGATTGAGGGGAAGTCATGAGCATTTATACGACCGTACTGGGTGGTGTCGTGTCGGCCCTCGCTGCCGAGGCAATCGACAACACCAGCAAACAAGCCTGGCAGAAACTGTACAGTCCGCACGAAGAGGATCAGCGCGATATGTCGTCTCTGTCCCGCAGCGGTGCCGGTGGCTCGATTGATCGCACCCAGGCCGATTGCTGGCTTGCAGCGCGCCTGCACCATGGCCTTGAGAAGCGGCACATGAATGCCTTGGTCGCCAAGTTCAGCACCCATAAGGCGCGCAAGGTGCAGGCCATCGCCGAGCTGCGTCTCTTGGTGAACACTCCGGCCCCGACACTCTTCTTATATAAGGCGGTGACTGCCTGGGCGATCCCCAAACTCAAAGGCATGGATCCTGCCGTGAGCAAGAACGTGACGATCACCATCCCGATGGACGCGCCTGATTGGCGTCGTGACGCGCTGGTCGCTGCCTCTGTCGCTGCTGGCCGGGCCAACAACAAGAAGGCAGAGTCGCGCTCGGCTGACATGATCGTCCTGCCGAAAAGCTTCTACGACATGAACACGTGGGACCTTGATGCCCGGCCTGAATCAACTCGTCGCGAATGGCGTCGGAACATCCACGCGGCGCTCGATGCCCTGGTCGATGAAGCCCTTTGCCATGCCGGTGAGATCCTCGACATGGAGGGGCTGATAATTTCTGATGCTGCAGCGTGATGGCCTGTTGACAGCGGCCCATCGTTCCATCACTATTACTCCCATCCTGTCATTTCTGCGCGTTTAGGAGTGACCACAAAAGCCCGGCCATTGAGTCGGGCTTTTTCGTATCAACAGATGGGGTTGGGTTCACATGGAAATGTGGGAATTGATCAAGCGCTTGCTGGGTTATGCAAACGGCATACAAAGCTTTGCGCCAGCAGTCGTCGCAGGTAGCTATTTTCGCGACCTGCAAGCTTTGAAATTGAAACAGCTTCCTACGGCAGACGAGTTTTCCGAGTTTGCTGAGTCAATCTCGGTTGAGCTTCAGGACATTGGTCTAATCGAAGACGTCAACTCACCTCAAGGCGCTCCGGGAATCCTGGACTGTAAGCATCGTACAGCTTTTGGGGATGAGCTTTATCAAGCGCTTCAGGGTCGCAACGTGATCGCTCTGTTTGAGGGGACGCACTGCGAAATAGAAGTGGGTGAAATTCGCAGATTGCTTTATCAGCTGAACTCCTGAGTCTCGTAGGCAGAGCCCGGCCATATTTGAGCCGGGTTTTTTATGCATTGCTGGTTTGTGTATGATCCTCTGCCCTGAAGTCTTCAATTGCAAGGAGCTAGAGATGATCATTACAGTTAGCCAAGCGGAGCAGAGCGTCCGAAACGCCCTGCCAAATTTCCACGTAAGTACAAGTCAAAGTAGCCTGCACGGCCGCTCTCAATTGAACATCGCAATTGTATTGTTACCAGGACAACAGAATAGCCGAGGTGAGTCTCTGCCTACGGGGTCCTACAAAGCGAATTATGATATCCAGCTCTTTTCTGGCGGTGTCGATGATGCTGACGTTGAAATCGCGATTGATGGTCTAAAGTCGATCATTAGGACTCATGACACGTCGAACGGCTGGACAAATTTGTTTTAGTGAAAACCGATATCCGCCAGCGCTGATCACAGGCTGGCATGACATCGTGATTATGGCGTTCGTCGCGCTCTGGCTTTGGGAAGTCGTCTGTGCGGTCCGCAACGGGTACGGCGTGGGCTAACGGTTTTGGAAGTTGGCGAGCCTCAGCAATCTTTTTTGGGAACCTATACGGTCCGACCGATTCTATTTACCTCACGCCTGCCCCTGACTTGTTCGGCGGTCGAGCATGCCCTGCACAATCTTTCAGGGCTAAAGAGAGTGCATAGGAAAGGA